TCCTCCCGACAGCTTCGGCGGCGGCAGACGCGAACGACCTCACGACAATGCCACAGATTATCTATTTAGGAACCCCGCCGGATGATACTTGTCGTGGAACGGTTTTCAAAGACCTCCACGACAAAGCACACTTGCCAAATCCGCCACTAACTACATGGTGGTTAGAGTGGGGCGTTGAGGATAACAAAGACATCACCGCGGATAACGTCCTTGAATACGTATATCAGACCAACCCGGCGATGGGCTACCGAATCGCAGAAAAAACGGTCATGAATGAGTTCAACACCATGGCGCTAGATAAGTTTAGCCGCGAGAGATTGGGCTGGTGGACTCCCGCCCGTGTTGAGCGTATCAACTACGCTATCGACGCGAAGGTTTGGGACAGATGCGCAAGCACCGAGCCGAAGCCGGAAGGGAAAACCGCTTACGGCGTGAAGTTCTCCTCCGATGGTTCCGAGGTTTGTTTGTGTGGTGCTGTTATCCCGGACGATGGAGTTGCCCGGATTTCTCTGATAGACAGAAAGCCGACCGGGTACGGCACACAATGGCTTGCCGATTGGCTAAACGAGCGAAGCAAAAAAGCGTGTTGCGTAGTCATAGACGGACGCAACGGCGTTGATGTCCTTATCGACAAGATAGCACCTACTTGGAGAATCAAGGGGTCGATTGTTCGACCGGGTGCAAAGGACATGATCGCGGCGGTTTCAACCTTGGTCAATGACCTAAACGAACAAACCCTCACTTGGTACAAGCCACAAGAGGATTTAAGAGAAAGCGCGACAACCTCAACCAAAAGACCTATTGGCGGCGGTTGGGGATTTGGTGGCGAAGATGCCACCCCAATAGAAGCGTGCGCCCTTGCATTATGGGGAGCGCGAAACAGTAAACGAAACCCGAGTAAGAAAATGAGGATAGGCTAATGTTAAATATCAACATTTCACCGGCAAACATTGCTAATTTTCCACAAGAAGAACAGGTAATATTTCAAAAGCTGTTGAATGTGTTTGAATTGCATTCCAGCAAGAACGCAGACAAAGAGAAATACTACGAGGGTAAAATCTCCCTCGGTAGTGTCAATCTTGGTATTGCCCTCCCGGAGACCTTCCACAAATTAGAGATTGGTTGCGCGTGGGGAGCAAAGACCGTTGACGTATTGGCGGCGCGTTCCGTGTTCGATGGATTTGTTGGAGCTAACGGCAACGAGGTTGAACTACTCGACAAGCTGGTGATTGACAACGATTTGCTTGCAGAGTATCCGAAGGCAACAAGGGATGAGTTAAAACTAGGTTGTGATTTCGCTACTCTTTCCGCTGATGATGAGATTGGATGTAAAATCCGTTTTCACTCTGCCAATACTTCCGCGGCACTTTGGAACGGCGAAAAGGGGCGGATTGATTGCGGATTTGCTGTGATTGATACCGAGTTGGACGCAAACGGAGAGTATGCACAGCCTATTCTGATTAACTATTACACGGATACAGATATTTGGGTGTTAAGAAATACCGGGAACGGCTGGGAGTCAGAGAGACACCCGCACCGCCTGGGTAGACCTTTGATGGAGCCGTTGATTTGGAATGCGACAAGCAAAAAGCGGTTCGGTCAGTCCCGAATCAAGGAGCCTGTTCGCCGTTTGATTGACGGATATGTTCGGACACTTGCCAATGCAACCATTGGACTAGAGTTTGCGACATCCCCGCAGAAGTATCTGTTAGGCGTAACGGACGACCAGTTCGACGCCGTAGTTGGTCAGAAGTTCCAGCAGTATGTGGGCAGTATCCTAGCATCCACCACCAACCCGGAGACAGGAGAGAAGCCAACCTTCGGACAGTTGCCGCAAGGCTCCATCACTCCACACGTTGAAATGCTTCGGTTGTTGGCAACGCAGTTCTCCGCGGCAACAGGTTTGAGCGTAACCGACACAGGCGTTGTGAATAATGCCAACCCGACATCTAGTGAGGCGATTATTGCACAGACGCAAACCCTCATTGGAATGGCGGAACAGCTGAACACGTCCAACGGTGAAGCGTTACGGAATATCGCCCTAATGGCCACCGCGATCATTCGTGATAAGAGCCTTGATGAACTTACCCCGGAAGAAATGGACGTTGTTGCCCACTTCAAAAACCCAGCTATGCCAAGCGTAGCGGCAACCACAGACGCGGCGTTGAAGTTAGCCAGCGCACGCCCGGGATTTGCCGAGACGGATACATTCTTGGAAATGGTCGGGTTCGATAAGGCGTCTATTCGCCGCATTAAGGCACAAGAAACCAAGGTGCGGGGACTTGCTACCTTGGAGGAATTGGAGGCGTAAATGGAGACATTAAGCCTTAAAGAATGGCGAAAGTATAAAGACCTTCTTGCGAAGTGTTCCAAACAGGCCGAGGATGAATTTTTAGAAGCCGTGTTAAGCGGAAAGCTTGGCGGAGTTGGATTTGGCAATATTCCCAAGGATGTGATTATTGATTACGCCTATGGGCTTGTGACAAAGTACGGCGAAGCATCCAGCGCGGCGGCTTGCGTGTTCTATGATGAACTTGCGGAGGCGTCCGGGGTTCTTCTCCCGGCGGCAGTTCCGGCAGAAACCGCGAACATCCACGAGGTTGCCAAGGCGGTGAACGGAGCGGCAAAAAGCGGCAATGATGAAATTATCTCCTCCGCCGTTGGTAGATTGGTCAAGCAAGCCGGACAGGATACAACCTTACAGAACGCCAAGAGAGACGGCGCGGAGTTCGCTTGGATTCCTTCGGGTGATACATGTGCATATTGTTTAGGCTTGGCGGCGATTGGCTGGCAGACGGCGGGCAAAAGCACGATAAGAGGCAATCACGCGGAACACATTCACGGAAATTGTGATTGTGCCTATGCAATCCGTTTTAATAGTAATACCAAGTACGCCGGATATGACCCGGCACGATATGCGGACATGTTCGATATGTATCCGGGCAACATGCCAGCAAGTGACGAGCTCAACGCCTTGCGGCGTGAGGTCTACGACAGAAATAAAGACAAAATCAACGCACAGAAGCGGAGCGCATATGCGAAGCGGAAAGAGCGGGAATCCTCCAAAGCGGAGGAAATAGATGTGAATTGATAAGGAGCCTTCCGGGGCTCCTTTTTGATTGGCAACTCGTGCCTTAAACGAGGATAAAACAAGCACTCTATGGAGGTATTAAACAATGGAAGAAAACAAGAACGCAGTTACACCGAGTGAGCCGAAAACCTTTACCCAAGAGGAACTTAACGGAATCGTAGAGGAGCGAATCAAGAGAGAGCGCGCCAAGTACGAGGGTTATGACGACTTGAAGGCAAAGGCCGAGGAGTACGACAAGATGGTCGAAGCCAACAAGACAGAGCTTCAGAAGGCAACGGAGAGAGCCGAGAAGCTGGAGGCAATTTTAGCCGAGAAGGAACACGCCGAGACCATCCGAGCAACACGCGAGAAGGTAGCCAAGGAGACAGGCGTCCCGGTGGCTTTACTGACCGCGGAAACCGAGGAGGCTTGCAAGGAACAGGCGAGCGGTATTCTTTCATTCGCAAAGCCGTCTTATCCGAATGTGAAGGACGGCGGCGAAACGTCACATGTAGGAAAACCAAGCACACGCCAGCAGTTCGCTGAAGCGTGGGCAAAACAGATTTAAGGAGGGCAAAAATATGCCAGTAGTAGGATTACCAACCAACAGAACAAGTATCGATTTACCAGCAGACGTATCTCGTGAGATTTTGCAGAAGGTACAGGAAGCTTCCGCAGTAATGCAGTTAGCACGTCAGATGCCATTGCCGGGCAGAGGCGTTGCAATCCCTGTTGTTACCTCTGACGTAGAGGCAGATTGGGTAACAGAGACAGGCAAGAAGCCAACAAGCAATCCGGGACTTGCAACCAAGGTTTTACGCGGTTACAAGTTAGCTGTAATCGTTCCATTCTCCGAGGAGTTTGAGCGTGACGCATCCGTGCTGTATGACGCTTTGATTTCTCGTTTGCCGGGCGCACTTGCCGCAAAGTTTGACGCCACTGTATTAGGTGGCACCGCTCCGGGTTCCGATTTCGATACCTTGGCAAGCGCAACAGCACAGGATATCGGCGGACAGTTGACCTATGGTGGACTTGTAGCCGCTGACGCTGATATTGCCGGACACGGCGGAATCATGAACGGTATCGTATTAGCTCCACAGGGTCGTGCAACCTTGCTGACCGCAGTTGACGGAGACCGTAGACCGTTATTCGTAAATAACGCCGCAGAGGGTGCTATTCCAATGGTACTCGGTGCACCTACCGTTCAGAGCAAGGGCGCTTACAAGTCTGGAACAGGCTCCAATCCAAATCAGATTGGTGTTGCTGGTGACTGGACGCAGGCAGTATGGGGCACCGTTGAAGGCGTCAAGATTAAGAGAACAGAGGATGCAACTTTGACCGATGGAGACGGCAATGTTATCTCCCTGTTTGAGCATGACATGATCGCTGTACGTGCAGAGATTGAAGTCGGATTCCGCGCCGACGTTACTTGCTTCAACAGACTTACCGACGCTACCGCGTAATGGTTAAGTTTATCAACAAGGTTACTCATACCCCTATGATGGTAGCGGATAGCCGAGTAGAGGAGTATTTGGCGGCGGGTCATACCCGCGCCGATGCTCCCACGGTTGAGCCTAAAGAGGTAGAGGAACCACAGGAGAAGCCAAAGAAGGCCGCTCCGAAGAAGAAACCCGCAACACGCAAGAGGTAATTAGTTATGGCATACGCAACTTATGAGGATGTAGAAGCAAGGCTTGGTCGGGAACTGACAGAAACCGAACAACAGACATGTGAGGTATTGCTTGACGATGCCGCCGTGATGATTGACGCGGTGAATGCCAACGCCCCGGCTGGCAATAAGAAAATCGTATCATGCCGGATGGTTATTCGCGCGCTTGGCTCCGACTTGGATGTGCCGATTGGCGCAACCCAAGGCTCCATGGCTGGCTTGGGATATTCCCAAAGCTGGACGATGCAGACCGGAACAAGTGGAGAGTTGTACCTTGGCAAAGAGGACAGGCGATTGCTTGGTGCGTCCAATAAGATTGGTATCCGTTCACCATTGGAGGATTTAGACCATGAAAACAACAACGGTTAGATTGGTCATTGAGACCAAGACAGGCGAGGATGATTTTGGAAACGACATCGTGACCGAGACCATCGAGGAAGTGCCAGGCGTGTTGGTAGGAAGTCCGACACAAGACGATATTGTGAACGCCTTGCAACTATACGGCAAAAAGGTTTCCTATGTGCTTGGTATCCCAAAGGGGGACACACATAATTGGACGGATGCCGAGGTTGAGATTTGGGGCGATAAGTATCGAACAATCGGCTTTCCTGTTACGGGAGAAAGTGAAAATATCCCCCTACGCTGGGGGCAAAACGTGAAAGTAGAGCGATATGGTTGATTTTGAGTTGAATCGTGAGGGCGTCCGCGAGTTGTTGCGCTCCGAAGAAATGAAAAGTGTTTTATCCGACATTGGGCACACCGCTCTTTCCTCGTTGGGTGAGGGTTATGAACTAACCGAAAGAGAGGGCAAAAACCGTGCAAATGTGCAGATAGCCGCGGAGACATTCGAGGCGCGACACGACAACTCGAAGAACAACTCTATTCTAAAAGCATTGCCGAGGATTTAAACATGATTGAAAAAATCGTAAGAAATTATCTAGCAACGGCGTTGGATGGAATCCCGGTCAAGACGGAGGTTCCAAAGAATCCTCCCGTCAAGTTCTGCATTGTCGAAAAGACAGGCGGAACAATCGAAGAACATATCAAGCATAGCACCGTAGTAGTTCAGTCTTATGGCGAGACCATGCAAAAGGCCGCCGAGTTGAGCGAAGAAGTCGTAACACTTATGTGTTATGGCCTTGTGGGGCTTGCAGAAGTGTCCAAGGTAACGCTAAACAGCGAATACCCATATACGGACACACAAGAAAAAAAATACCGCTATCAAGCAGTTTTTGACATCGTACACTATTAGGAGGTGTAGAAATGGGAAACGTTAATAATGTTACTGCGGCAAAGCCGAAGGTAAGCGGCGCAATCTTCCGCGCACCACTTACAACCACACTCCCAACCACAGCGGATGAGACTCTTGACACCGCTTTCAAGGACTTGGGATTTATCGGTGAAGATGGTGTAACGAACAACAACACCGCTACCACATCCGATATTAAGGCATGGGGCGGTCAGACCGTTCTTAACCTTCAGACCGACAAGCCGGATACTTTCAAGTTCCGCTTGATTGAGTATGTAAACCCGGAAGTTCTCAAGACCATCTACGGCGATGATAACGTAAGCGGGACGCTTGCGGCTGGTATCGCAGTTGTGGCCAACTCCGATGAACAGGAAAACAAGGTTTGGGTTATCGACTCAATCTTAAAGGGTGACGTACTTGATCGTATCGTGATTCCGCAGGGCGTTGTCTCCGAGGTTGGAGAAATTCAGAGATACGACGGCGGTGAAGTTGGTTGTGACATCACAATCAAGGCTCTCCCGGACGCATCCGGCAACACTCACTACGAGTACATCAAGGAATCATAGGAAGGAGATAACACATGGCGAAGAAATTACTGAAGGGCAAAACTCAATCCGGCTTTTCTTTTACTATCGACCCGGCGAAGCTCTATGATATGAGATTCATTGAGGCATTGTCAGAGCATGAGGACATGAACGACCATGAGGCGTTGATGTTCCTTCCAAAGCTTTTGACTATGGTGCTGGGTGACGAACAGAAGGGAAAGTTATATCACCACATCGCGAAGGACGGTT